TAGTAAATAAATTAGGGCTAGAAAAGAGCAAAAATGAGTGACATACAGCAAGCTAATATACCTGCAAGTACGGTAACCCTTTTGGCCTCAGGCGTTCGCACAGCAACAGCTGCAGGCACGGCGGTTACAGGTTTTGCAGCTGCAAGGCAGTTAGTCCTACAACTACAGGTAACTGCAGCTAGCGGCACAGCCCCTACCTTAGATGTTGTAGTGCAAGATACAACAGACGGTACTAACTACAACACGATAGCTACTTTTACACAAAAAACAGCTGCAGCCCGTGAGGTTATTAGACTCACAACACCCTTTACAGATAACCTAAGAGTAAATTACGAAATTGGCGGAGTAACACCGTCTTTTACCTTTAACGTTATTACCTGGGCGGACTCAAATTGAGCGCGCAACTAAAGGCAGCTGCCTTATCTTATCTACGTGCGGCTTTATCTTGCGTTGGAGCCCTGTATTTATCGGGTATTTCAGACCCTAAAGTACTAGCTAATGCTTTTATAGCTGGACTAATTGGGCCAGTACTTAAAGCTTTAGCACCTAATGAAAAGCAACTTGGGATAGGCGCTAAGTAATGTCACAGGCCCAGGCATATATAGCTGTAGCGTTGGGGATTGCTACGCTCTCAGGGCTTATGGCTGGGCTTGTGAATCACTTAGTAAAGTACTACCTATCTGAGCTACGCCAGGACGGCAACGGCGGGCATAACCTAGTAGGGCGCGTTGAGCGTATTGAGCTACGGGTTGACCGCATCTACGAAATGTTGCTAGAGGACAGACTTACTAAGTAGGGCGTGTCGCGTTGCCTTTTGTCGGTGCGTAGGTTCATACTTTAACTACACACGCCGGGAGGGCTACCCGGATAGGTAGCTACTCGGCCTTAACAAAGGGCGAAAGATGAACAGTTTAGACTTAATGGTAGTTGGTATGGTTTGCCTATTTATGGGCTTATTTATATGGGCAGCTTATGAGATGGGTTACAAAGTAGGCCTGGGTGAAGGTTACCTACGTGGCCGTAATATAGCTAAGGCGTTAAAAGAAGCTGAGGCCAAGCGATGAGTAATTTTCTAGAAGGATACGAGGACGTAAACGCTAGGATTATTAGGGCGAGGGCGGAGTTTCCGACTTTGCGTTTAGTCGCATATATAGAGGACATAGATATAACAAAAGGTTATGTACTTATTAAAGCTGAGGCTTATAAAGAGTACGAGGACCATCTACCAAGCGCTGTGGATTACGCTTTTGAAATGCGGGCAGATAGCGGCGTAAACAAAAACTTCTGGATAGAAAACTGTAGTACTTCCGCTTACGGTAGAGTTTTGGGCTTGTTAACACCCGGAGGCATAGCTCGCAGTACTAAACAGGATATGGAAAAGGTAGAGGCTCTAAGCGCTAAGGATGTAGCACCGGCTAGCGATGATTTATGGGCTACAACACCCGTGGCACAAACCATAGAGGCTGTTAAAAATGAGCTTGGCGGTGTTTATCTGCAAGGCAAACCCGAGTGTAAACACGGTGCCCGCGTATGGCGTACTGGCACTAGCGCTAAGACAGGCAAAGAGTGGGGCAATTACAGCTGTATCGAAAAGAGCAAAGCAACACAATGCGAGCCAGTTTGGTATATGCAGACTTCTACAGGTTGGGCGCCACAGGTATGAGCGAGCAATATGAGCTAATCAACCTACAGACGATGACAGGCAAGCTCTTTATAGGCGGGGAGCTGGCAGGTGAGTACAAGGTTGAACAATGCGATAAATGCGCGATGATTACACAGTTAGATAAGTTTGGCTACCAAAAAAACTCTTTTGAAAACATTATATGGTTTTGCAAGGGTTGCCGATGATTGAAAACGAGCAAGAGCTGTTTAACTACATTAAAGGCTGGTACCTGAGCGACTTAGAAAAGAGCGCTAACCAGTACGATAACCACGATTGCACCAGTATTATATACAGGCTACATATAGAGCTTAAATGCAGGCATACGCATTATGACGAGCTAATCCTGGAGCGTGAAAAGTATGAAGCCTTAACTCAAGAAGCCGAGCGCCTGGGCTTTACGCCGTTTTATGTAAACGCCACGCCAAAAGGCGTATATGCGTTTAACTTAAAGAAAACTAAAGTAACCTGGACAGTAAAAAAGCTACCATCTAAAACAGAGTTTGACGATAGGGGCCAGGTTGATAAGACCGTGGCCCTTTTGCCTATTTCAGAGGCGGTGCAGCTATGAGTAAGTCAATACATTTTGAGTGCCGCAGCTGTAAAAAGATAACAGAGCAGATAGAGCGCATAGTGACAGATAACCTGCCACCTAACGTAAAGGTTTTACAATGCAAGGTATGTAGCAAAATGAGCGTTTGCCTATTGGTTACTTATGCCGATGTATGAGTACCAATGTGTTAGCTGCTCGGTAAGTGTCAATATCGAGCGCTCGATACACGATGAGACTGGGCCGTTATGCTGTGGATTAGCTATGCGCCAAATCTACGGCTCAATAGGTGCCATATTTAAGGGTACTGGATGGGGCAAAGATGTTAAATAGTTATCCACAAGAGTTATCCACAGGTAGTAATAACGGTGGAAACACGCCCAACGATACGCTCACTATTGCGCCTTACTTGACTCAGGCAGTACGCTCCATACTCGCAGGCGAGCCGCTGAGGCGGATAGCTCGCAGGCGTAGTTTGGTGCTATTGGGTGTGCTATGTGTAATTAGCATTACGCCTGCATATGGATACAACCCAAACGTAGAGAGTTATAAGCTCTATGCTCATATGAAGTTGGGTAATGATAAGGCTTATAGATGTCTGGTCACTTTGTGGACTTTAGAGAGTAGATGGAATCCTAAGGCAGATAACCCTAAGAGCAGCGCATACGGGATACCACAGCTACTTAATATGACTGAGACTAATCCATATAAACAGATAGACTTAGGACTTAAATACATAACACATCACAAGCTATATAAGGGTGATACGTGTAAGGCTTTAGATAGACATAAGAGGGTAGGGCATTACTAATGGCTAATCGTGGTGACCCTAGACTTAAGCGAGCTTATCGTGATGGCTTTAGGACAAAGATACTACAGCGAGACGGTTACGTATGCTTCTACTGTGGCCAAGATGCAGACCAGGTTGACCACGTAATCCCAATCTCTAAGGCGCCTGAGTTAGTTGTTAGTCCTGATAACGCTGTGGCCTGTTGTAAGCGATGCAATACACGTAAGGGTAACAAGTCACAGGGCGTTTTTTTAGCCACAAGTGCTACCCCCCCTGTCTTTTCTTCCTGTTTATCCCCAAAAACGTCTGTAATGACCCAGCAAGGCCCGTGCGCTGGCCAACCCGAGCAGAATAATAACTAATGACTACAAAACCTAAACAGGCGCTACGAGGGGCGGTCAAACCACGCTTAGAAAACGCACCACTCAAAGGACCTAGCCGTGGCGATGAGGTTGCACAGCTAGCAGAGGATATTGGCCTGCCTCTTTTACCCTGGCAACGCTACGTACTTAACGATATGTTAACAATAGACAAAAATAAAATGTTTATTCGTAAGACTAACTTGTTGCTCACGTCACGCCAGCAAGGTAAAAGTCACTTGGCGCGTATGCGTATTTTGGCGGGCTTATTCTTATTTAACGAGCGTAATCACGTGGTTATCAGCTCGGCTCGTTCGATGGCATTAACCACTTTTAGAGAAGTAGCACAAGCTATAGAAGATAGCCCTATATTAAAAAAAGAGCTTAAAAGCATCCGTTATGCAAACGGTAATGAAGCTATCGTCCTAAAATCGGGCGCTCGCTTAGATGTTAGAGCTGCTACACGTGACTCAGCCCGCGGTGCTACTGCCGATTTTCTATTTATAGATGAGTTACGAGAAATTGACCAGGTTGCTTTTGCAGCTGCTATGCCAGTAACCCGCGCACGGCCAAACGCCCAAACCCTACTAGCGAGTAATGCGGGTGATGCTTTCAGCGTGACGTTAAACGAGTTGCGAGAGCGATGCCTGGCACACCCGCCTGAGTCACTAGGCTATTACGAGTACAGCGCCCCACAGTTTGCAGCTTTAGATGACCGCAAAGCCTGGGCCCTGGCTAACCCAGCTTTAGGCATACTGGTAACTGAGGCCTCAATTTTAGAAGCTTTAACGACACAAACTACCGAGCAATTTAGGACAGAAACGCTATGTCAATGGATAGATTCGCTATAATCACCGTGGCCACACGGTAGTGTCGAGGATACCAGCGACATAACTTTAAAAATGGCACCTGGGCCATTAACTGTTTTTGCTTTTGACGTTAGCCCTAGCCGCCGAGATGCAAGCCTAGTAATGGGCCAATTATTGCCCGATGGCCGCATAGGCGTAGCTGTGTTAGATACCTACAGCTCACAAGTAGCAGTAGATGAGTTAGCTATAGCTGCAAGTATTAAAAAATGGTCAGATATGTATTACCCACGTGTGGTTTGTTATGACAAGTACACCACGGCATCTATAGCCCAGCGTTTACAAAATGCAGGCGTACAAACGCGAGATGTATCGGGCCAAGCGTTTTATACTGCGTGTTCAGACTTTCACGATAGCCTAGTAAACGACAGGCTGCGGCACTCAGGCCAGGATTTACTGATACAACAGATGGCAAACTGCGCGGCAAAAATAACACCCGATGCTTGGCGTATTGTGCGCCGTAAATCTGCAGGCCCCGTAGATATTCCAATCGGCTTAGCTATGGTTATTCATATTCTGGCACAGCCTGTATCTGAGGCTAAAGTATATGTTTAGACACGCCGAAGGTGTGGATAACTTTATAACTGTGGATAACCTATAATCCGCCCTATGGGTATATTGCAAACTTTAGGCATATCTAAAAAAGATGTTACTGCCCAGTTAGCCCCTGCCGTTATGTCACAAGGTTACGG